GACAAGTTCAAGAAGCTCGTAAAGTCCATTGAGGAGTTCCCTCAGATGCTTGAGCTGCGCCCTATCGTAGTGGATAGCAATATGGTCGTACTTGGCGGCAATATGCGACTGAAGGCTTGCATCGCAGCAGGACTGAAAGAAGTGCCTATCATCGTAGCGGATAACCTAACCGAGCATCAACAGGCGGAATTCATCATCAAAGACAACGTAGGATTCGGAGAATGGGATTGGGACTTGCTCGCTAACCAATGGGACGTAGAAGCGTTAGAGGATTGGGGACTTGAGCTTCCGTTTGATAATACGCCTGTACAAGAAGCAGCAGACGATGATTACGAAATACCCGAAACCATAGAGGTAAACGTAGTGCTTGGCGATGTAATTGAGATAGGCCAACACAAGCTCCTGTGTGGAAGTAGTACGGAAACGGACGAGTGGGCAAAGATTATGGGAGAGGAGCTTTGCGACCTTGTCGTTACAGACCCGCCTTACAATGTAGCCTATGTCGGAAAGACAAAGGATGCAATGACCATCCAAAACGATAAGATGGAAGGCTCTGACTTCTATCAGTTCCTGTATGACTTTTACACCGCACTCGGCTCCTACACAAAAGCAGGTGGCTCTTGGTACGTTTGGCACGCAGATAGCGAAGGCGCAAACTTCCGCAGGGCTATGGCCGATGCGGGCCTACTCGTAAAGCAATGCCTTATTTGGGTTAAGAACTCAATGGTTATGGGACGGCAGGACTATCAATGGAAGCACGAGCCGTGCCTTTACGGATGGAAAGAGGGCGCAGCACACAATTGGTACTCAGACCGCAAACAAACAACCGTCCTTGAGTTCAACAGGCCCACCCGCAATGCGGAACACCCTACAATGAAACCCGTTGAGCTTATTGCTTACCAAATAGAAAACTCGTCAAAGGTTGGCGACCTTGTATGCGATGGCTTTTTAGGTAGCGGAACAACTATGGTCGCTGCTCACCAACTTGGTCGCAAATGCTATGGCACCGAACTTGACCCAAAGTATTGTCAGGTTATCATTGACCGAATGCAGAAACTTGACCCCTCACTTGACATCAAAATAAACGGCAAGCCGTATGGACAAAACTGAACAACATAAAAGAGCGATGCTTGATGCCCTTGAGAAGTCATTAGGCGTTGTTACAGCCGCTTGCAAGGCCGTAGGCATAGGACGTACCACTCACTACCTTTGGATGCAGGAGGACGCAGAATACAAAGCAGCAGTTGATGGACTATCAGACGTTGCCCTTGACTTCGCAGAAAGCCAACTCCATAAGCAGATAAAGGAAGGCAACTCAACCGCTACCATCTTCTTTCTCAAAACAAAGGGCAAGAAGCGTGGGTACATAGAACGCCAAGAGGTAGAGGTAGCATCAGGCAAGATGTTCCAAATAGAGGTGCTTGGGGAAGATTCAGACCAATAAGGTATTCAACCACCTAAAGCGCAGCGACAAGAAGATAGTCGTTGAGCAGGGCGGAACCCGAAGCGGAAAAACATACAACATCCTGCTTTGGGTAATTTTCTATTATACGGACCAACATACGGACAAGACGATAACAATATGCCGTAAGACGTTCCCATCGCTTCGTGCTTCGGTAATGCGTGACTTCTTTGACATACTGCGTAGCCACGACCTGTACCGTGAGGAGTACCATAACAAGTCAAACCACGAATACTACCTCAACGGCAACTTGGTTGAGTTCATCAGCCTTGACCAACCGCAAAAGATACGAGGCCGCAAGCGTGACCTGTTGTACATCAACGAGGCCAACGAGCTAACGTACGAGGATTGGCAGCAGCTCATCCTGCGTACCGAAGGCAGGGCAATCCTTGACTACAACCCTTCCGATGCGTTCCATTGGATTTACGACAAGGTGGTCACCCGTGATGACTGCGACTTCTTTCAAACAACGTACATAGACAACCCATTCCTTGATGCAGGCGTAAAGGCAGAGATTGAACGCCTAAAGGAAACGGACGATGACTATTGGCGCATCTACGGCTTGGGTGAGCGTGGTATGAGCCGAGCTACTATCTTTCAGTTCGGCAATGCAGAAGTCCCACAGGATGCAACGCTCTTGGCTTACGGGATGGACTTTGGCTACACCAACGACCCAACTGCACTTGTAGCCGTGTACAAAGCAGGAGACAACCTGTACCTTGATGAACTCATCTATCAAACGGGGCTAACGAACCCCGACATCAGCAACCATCTCAAGTCCCTAAACCTTGACAGGAGGTCAGAGGTATTTGCTGATTCTGCTGAACCCAAATCTATTGAGGAGCTACATCGTATGGGATGGAACGTGAAACCCACGCAGAAGGGCGCAGATAGCGTTATAGTGGGTATTGATGTACTGAAGCGACACAAGATATTTGTAACCCCACGAAGCAACAACCTAATCAAGGAGATGCAAAACTATAAGTGGGTAGAAGACAAGAACGGCAACCTCTTGAACAAACCCATTGATGCGTTCAACCACGCTATTGATGCGGTACGCTATGCGACCTACAACAAGTTAAGCCGACCGAACTACGGGCGGTATGCTATACGCTAAAATCCAAAGGTTATTTATTTATGGAACTCAAGGTAGTAGTACCCACATCCCTGTCAGAGATTACTCTTGACCAATACCAACGCTTTGCACGACTTGAAGGCGATGAGGAGTTCTTGACGCATAAGATGCTTGAAATCTTTTGCAACGTCCCTCTTGCTCAATTGCCCAATGTAAAGTTCGCAAGCGTAGCCAATGTGATGCGCCACATCAACACGATGTTCAGCGAGAAGCCATCTCTCAAGACGGAGTTCACATTAGGCGAACACACCTTCGGATTTATCCCCAACCTTGAGGACATCACCTTTGGTGAGTACGTTGACTTGGACAACTATATGAGCGATGTGCAAGAGCTGCACAAGACAATGGCGGTGTTGTACCGTCCTGTCACGGAGCGAGTAGGTAGGCGGTATGCCATTGAGCCGTATGAGTCGGCAGGCAAATACGCAGACCTGATGAAGGATGCGCCAATGGATGCGGTAATGGGAGCATCGCTTTTTTTTTATCGTTTAGGAAACGACTTAATAACCGCTACCCTGACCTATTTGGAGAGTCAGAAAACGAATACTCACCCGAATCACAGTTCGGTAGAAAGTGGGGATGGTATTCTTCCTTCCATCAGCTCGCTCAAGGAGATGTTACAAGATTTGAACGAGTTGGACAACTTGGGGTTCACGAAGCCCTCACCTTTCTCGTTTTTGAAAAAGAGCGACTTGATATCGAACGCAAGCAATTAGACAAACTAAAGAAATGAGGCAGTTTTACAACATCACCAAAAAACTCAAGGACACGCTTGAGGCGCATAGCCAAGTGAGTGTGGTCACCACAGGAGACATATTTGAGGTAGACCTGAACAAGCAGACCATCTTCCCATTGAGCCATATCATCATCAACCAAGCAACATTTGAAGGACAAATAGTCCGTATGAACGTAAGCTTGCTTTGTATGGATATTGTAGATGAGACCAAAGAGAATCCTCGTGACCAAGCAGAGCCATTCTATGGAACAAGCAACGAGCAGGATATTTTGAACACGCAGTTGGCAGTCATCAACGATGTGGTGACTGAATTGCGTAGGGGTACGTTGTATTCTGACTTGTACCAATTGGATGGCAACGCAAGTGCAGTTCCTTTTTCGGAGCGTTTTGAGAACTTGCTTGCAGGATGGACTGCTACCTTTGACGTGCTACTTGCCAACACCGAAATCAGCGTTTGCTAATGGCACGGAAGGAGTTGTTGGATTCGGTCTTAACGAAGTTTGCCAAGTTCGTGATTCAACAGTCACGCACTAACCTCACGAAGGGTAAGCACAACTTTGACAAGACCCTTTACAATTCTTTGAGCTACAACTTATCGGTAGGCGAAAATTCGTTCTCCTTGAGTTTTGATATGGAGGACTATGGTGAGTTTCAAGACAAGGGAGTTAAGGGCGCAGGAGGCACGAGAAAGACTACAAGCGCATTCAACAGGCGAAACAATAAAGGGAAGATTTGGAAACAAAAGGCTCCTGATAGCCCCTTCCAATTCAAAAACAAGAAGCCGCCTATTTCGGCATTTAAGAGATGGGCAGAAGAAAAAGGGCTAAACCCCTATGCGGTGCGTGAGTCGGTGTTCCGTCAAGGTATACCCGCTACCAAGTTCTTTAGCACCCCGTTCCGACTTGGGTTTAACAAATTACCATCTGAAATCGTAGAGGCGTTCCGCTTAACACAAGATGACCTTAAAGCATTTACAAGAAAATGAGTACACCTGTAATCGCAACTCCAAGTAGCCTTGCAATGGCTCGCAGCCCGCAGTTCATCACGGGCAAGAATAACGCCTTGACCAACGACCAACTTCAGGCAATGAGTTTGTCTTTGAAAATTGCTTCAGGTGCAATTCCAAGCGGAACGGCAAACTATGTATTAAACAAGGACTACTCAATCAATCAGGTCATCAACTTTGAAATCAGCGACCTCGTGCGTTCGGAGTTCTATCACGACTTCAGCATTTGGAATGACTTGGGCTTCACGCAGAGTCCGCAGGGTGAGGTGCTATGGGTTGTGCCTACGGGCGATTGGCGATACTCCAATAACGGAGCAGCACCCGACACCGCAGTATGGGCAACGGGTAGCACGTACAAATACCTCACTACGGATGGATGGGCTACGATGACAAACATCACCCCAACGTCAGTCACTCAATCGCTGCTTGCTACGTCACGTGAGCGTCAGGTGTTGGTGACCAACTACGAGGTATTGCCTATCTACCAAAACGCAACCAACGAAGTCACGAAAGTCTCTATCATTTGGCAAGGTGGTGGTTCCGACAACGCATCCATCACAATACCACCGAGCAACGATTCCCGTGATGCGGTGGTGTACTTACCTGTTGGCCCTGCAAACCTTCAGAATACTACGGTTTGGGGTAGTTCAATCAAGCCAAGCAACAACGTAGGTTCTGACACTTACGATGTGGAGTTGACGTATGCGAGTGGTGCAACCGCAATAATCGCAACGTACAAAATCATCTGCGAGCCGAAGTACACGCCATACCAAATTGCATTCATCAACCGCTTTGGCGTTGCTGACTTCATCACCTTCTTCAAGCGCAGCGATGAGCGTGGCAACTTCACGCAGGATGTCTACCAAAAGAGTATCTACAACGATGGCTTCACAACTCCTTCTTTGGAGGTGGGCAAGTACACTTCGTTCAACGTAAACTCACGCAATAGCCTAACGCTAAACACGGGCTTTGTAGACCAAGACTACGATGAGACCATCAAGGACATCTTGATGAGCGAATACGTTGCGGTGCTTGAAAATAGTCAATGGATTGCGGTGCAGCCTGAACGAGGCAGCATTGAATACCAAAAGCACATCAATCAAAAGCTCATCAACTACACCCTGACCTTCAATTACGCATTTGACGAGCGCAGTTTAGTACGATGAACAAAGTTGACCTCTACGTCAATGGCTTTCGCCTTGACCT